GCTATGCTACCATTACATCACGACTCCAAAATTGGCACCGTAGACGGGAATCAAACCCGCCACATCCTCATAGACAGTGAGGTATCACCATCAGGTGGTCTCTACGGTATAAAACTTGGTCTCCGTGAGTGGATTCGAACCACCAGCCTCTCAGTTCCAAACCGAGCCGTCTACCAGATTGACATTACACAGAGATAAAAACTTTTGGTGGACCGATGGGGTAACGATCCCCAATCTTCGCATTGCAAGTGCGACGTGTAGCCCTCTATCACTATCAGCCCAAAACTTCTTTGCTCCGTACACTGGGATCGAACCAGTCTAATCATTGATTAACAGTCAAGTCCTTGCACCTTGCTTGGATTCTACGGAGCAAAGAAGTTTCCTTCTTTGCGTCAGTTTCTATACCACCCATTGAAACTAACAAACATTGAGAGGGTCAGATTCCTCTATTTGCTCTGGTACTCGATAGGGGAGTTGAACCCCTCTTACTGGGTTGAAAACCCAGTGTCCTAACCGATAGACGAATCGAGTGATTTTGTATACTGATTATTACCAGTGCTAGTACGATTAGCCTTCAAAGAGCACTGCCTTGAGCAGTAAACTTTTTGATACTTTGTTTTTCTATCTTTACCGAAAGATACACCACAACAAGAGCACACGTACTCATATTTTGGTTTATATCCATCATATAAAGAAACTAAGTCTTTTCCATACTTGGAATAAACCCAGTCAAATTCTTTTTGTAAATCATCTTTACGTAAAACTAAAACATCATAACCATTTTTATTTGCTATGGCTGTTTTCTTATCTACGTTTTCTTTAGACTCATACCCCTTTATTTCTACAATTTTACCGTTCTGTAAGAAGTCTGGAAAATAACGTTTTCCATTATCTTCAACACAACCATCAAACCTAGAAAATTCAGTGTTATGATCCAATTGATAAATCACCCAAACAAGTTCATAAGTAGAGCCGCAATAGATACCTTTATAATATCCAGTCTTTGCTCTACCAGAACCTTCTCTATAACCACCGTGTCCCATAAAATCCTCCTATACAATTATTTAGTATAATCTTGATTTCACGATGACCTCAGCTACATAATCAGCAGGATGATTTTGACGAACAGGTCAAATTAAAAGTTTGGTGTTCTTAGAGATTGCAGAACTCATCCTAAAATTGGCGGAAGTAGTAGGATTTGAACCCACGAACGATTTCTCGTTGCCTGTTTTCTAGACAGGTGCCATAAACCAGACTCGACCATACTTCCATTCTTTGGTACTCACGACAGGTAACGATCCTGTGTCTATCGGTTATCAGCCGATTGCTCTACCTTTGAGCTACATGAGTATTCAAACCGTTGGTGCCGCCGACTGGAATCGAACCAGTTCCTATGGATTTTCAGTCCACCGTACACACCAGTTATACGACAGCGGCAAAATTCTTTTTGGGGTGAAAGGGGGAATCGAACCCTCGTTTACTGTTTCACAGACAGTCGTGTTACCACTACACTACTAACACCATTGAAACCATATAGAAACACACTACTAACACAATGGCGTTTAGTGTTCTTGCTTACAGCCACGAAAGCATCTAATGTGTTTTTATATGGTAGGAGCACTGGGATTCGAACCCAGACTTGGCGGATTAAAAGTCCGCTGTGCTAAACCGTTGACACCATACTCCCATATTGGTCCACCCTCTGAGATTCGAACTCAGCCCTCGATGATTAAGAGTCATGTATGCAGCCATAAACACCTAGAGTGGATTGATTCGTAATTATTTGATTTTACGTGCCAACCCTAGACCAATACGGGATCTAGAGCGACACTAGAGTTTACCTCGTTTCATATCGTCCTCACTTTCAAAAATTTAACATCCAAACAGAAACACACTCGCGCAGGAATTGAACCTGCCGACAGGGGCATCACCCCTGCTGTTATCCGCCACATCGGCATGCGCAGTGCCTTTGAGTGCGTTTTTGTTTGGAGGGGCTATCTGGAATCGAACCAGAGCTAACAGAGTCAAAGTCTGTTGTACTACCATTATACGATAGCCCTACACAGGTCGACAACCTCAGCGAACCGAAGTCGCCGACCTTCAAAACAGAGTCCTAATTGTTAAGGAACATTCGGAAGACACTGAAGAGCATCAACCAGAAGACTTATTATACATCAAAGATGATTACAAGTCAACAACTTTCTGAAAGACCCTTCAAGTAGAAAGGTCATCAGGGAGAGCACCGTAGCACTCACAACAGTATTGATTCTACGTCAATCAAGAAATAAAGTCAACACCTAAAACAAAAAACCCTCGAGACTTTCATCTTCGAGGGTTTTGGTAAAGAGACCTAAAGTCTATCTTACATCTTCTTACCAAAACCCTTTGCATCAATCTCATTGGCATAGCCAAATGATGGGCGTGTGCTATTCCATCCAGCTACGAGCGGTAGCTGCTTATGCATTCTGGAAACTAAACACAGTATCGATTTCATAGTAGAAATTATACAACCCTTTTGAATTAAAGTCAACATCTTTTTGGAGACAGGAGTTGCAGTTCACAACGTCCTGTCTTCTATTTAGTAGAATTTTACTTCAGATTTGATTAAAAGTCAACATATTTTGAAATTATTTTTCAATAACCTGCTCAACGTCAATACCGCACTTTTGCAGGAAGTCAATACCGAGAGTGTCTCGGTAGGTATCACGGTAGTATACTTTTTGTATACCTGCACCGTAGATTAGTTTAGCGCACTGAATGCAAGGAGCGTGAGTACAGAATAGATCGGAACCATTGCCTCGCTCGCCATCACGAGCCAGCTTGAGGATAGCATTTTCTTCTGCATGAATAACTTCGCCTTTAGTCTTTCCATCTTCACCCTCACATTCATTAGTCCACCCAGCAGGTGTACCGTTATAGCCAATAGAGATGATGCGATTGTCTTGAACGACTACTGCACCAACCTGCAATCGCTTTGCGCTGGATAGCTGAGCGAAACGCTCGGCTGTGTCCATGAAAGCATCAATCCACTTCTTCTTCATCAAAGTACCCATCCTCTTTACATTGATCATGGTAGTCTAGCAGACCAGTGAAATCTTCAATGTCTTGCGGAATAGCTTCAATGCTCTCTCGATCACTGAAGTCGTAATCATAATACTCATCACCATCTTCGTTGGTAAACTTACCACAGAATGCACAACCACTCTCATGGTAGTAACCTTCGACTTCCCAACCTTCTTCAGTCAGAAACTCATACATTGCGATTGGAGGAGACCAAGCAGTTTCAAAAGAGATCCAAACAGTATGGTCGTCTTCTCGACTAAAGTCGATGATGGTCATATCCCATTTGGTACCCCAGTTGCTCACATTCCAGTCATACCAGTTTTCATCTTGATCTACTGGTCTTGGACGTAGATGGTAAAAGACTTCGCAGTCTTGCTGGTCTTTCAGCACGTTCTCTAACGCATCGATCTTTTCTTTGTCCTGATGAGTCAGACGGACACTGTTATCACACCAATTAGGCATTCTTCACTCCATTCATAATCTTAAGTATAAGTTTACTACACTTTTGTTTCCAAGTCAACTTTATTTGGTACTGTCTGCTCCAGTCGGCGCTGGAGCCTTGGAGTTTTTTGCTTTTGATTCCTTTGCTGGTGGAGCAGGAATAAACCCAGCATCAGCTACTAACTTATGTGTAATCTTTGGATACTTCTTTGTTAGCTTCTGATCTTTGATTGCAAGAACCAACTCAGCTTCTGTTGGATGCAAATTCTCAAGCAACTGAACGAACAGTGACTCACGACGAATTGCAGTTAGGTCTTTGCGACAGAACACGTACAACTTGCGAACTTCTTGATATAGATTCGCAGGTGTCATACCCAGTGGTGCTGCATCCTTCTTATATGGAGGATCTCCTTCTGGGAGTTCAAACTTCTTCTCTGGTAGGAAGCTATGCTCAAAGATGAAGCGTAGAGCAGCGTTACTTTTGTACTGCTCAATCTTCTTGGGGTCGCTGTTGATCTCGTCTAAAATCTCAGTGATATATTTCGCCATTGTTATCCTTAAAAATCGTCTAGTTCATCGAGCAAAAGACGGCAACGCTTTTCAATCAGATACTGCATGACTGCCATCTTGTCGCCTTTCGGTTTGTTATTTAGATACGTCTGTGTGATCTCGTTGTACACATCTTCAGGGATGTGTTCGAATGCAACCAGAGTTGCGTTACGATCCCAGTTGCGTCGTTCAGTTTCGTTACGGCAAGCATCCTTACCTTTCTCGATAAACTCAGCAAGACGTTCTGCGCTGATGCGTTTCTGACGCACACCTTCTTGAAGGAAGATATCGTCAGGAGAAAGAATGTTCGGCACACCGTCACCAGCATCACCCTTAACGATATGCTCAATCATCCAGTCACGAATTTCTTTCTTGGTGGCAGTCACGTACTTCTTTTGCATAGGCGACCACTGCTTGACATTCCACTCAGCTTGTAGTTGCTTGAAGTCTTTGTCAGAAGACAGAATCAAAACCTTCTGCGGTTCTTCCATCAAACCTTCTTGCACCAGCTGGTTAGTTTGCACCCACTTGGTCATACATGCAATGACGTCATCAGCTTCTGCTCGTTCTACGTGGATAACTCGCCACGGAAAGTGCTTGGCGATATCATCACGCATCTCAGACAGCGTGTCGAAGATAAGTTTCCAGTCCAGTTCGGACTCTTCACGTGCTTTCTTACGACCTGCTTTGTAGTGAGCAAATGCTTCTTTGCGCCAGTACTTACGACCATCGCAACACACAACCAGTTCGCCATACTCTTTGCCATACTTTTTCTTGTATGATTTGAGTGTGGAGAGGGTTACGTGACGAATCAAGTTCTTCACCTCAGACTCAGTACCTTTCAACTCTCGCTGGAAGGTAAGAATCGCTGCCAAGCTAACTTGGCTATAATCTACTAGAATCATCAAAATGCTCCAAGGATAATTGTTTCTTCGTTGATACGACCATTCGGTACAGCTGGCTTAGTAGTCAGCGTTTTCAGCTTAGCATTCAATGCTCGCTTACCGATGGACAATCCCTTGAAGAAGTCTTCAGGTTTGCGCAGAGTCATTTGCTTAGACTCAGTGACAGAGAATCCAACGATGGTAGTGCCTTTGACAGACAGTGAACCAACGTCAGCCTTGTATACCGTAACTCGGCGGTACTTGGTATTATACACCCAAACTTCGGTTGCGTCAACCATGTTAGACGGTGCAATAGACTTCAGGTTGAGTTCTGGGAACTCTTTAAGGTACTTGACCTTAGCAGTCAGCTTGATCGGCGACGTAGGTTTACGCTTGCGTGGTGCACGATTGATCTTGGCAGTTTGAACTTGTTGAGTGCAGTCAGCAATGATACCATCAACAAACTCGATGAACTTCTTCAGTTCTCGTTTTGTGAAGTGAGAGTATCCTTCTTTGAGTTGTTCACACTTTCCTTCTTGTGCTTCTCGCAATTCTGCTGCGAGTGGAACGTAGAACTCTCCGATTCGTTTTGCGATTGCGCCAGCGACTTGGTTTGCCAGAAGATAATTCTTCGTCGAGAAGTCGCTTGTCTTGTTGAGGCAGAAGTCATCAATTGCTCCTTCAATCTCACCAGCCAACTCATGGGCTTTCTCATCCATGCGTTGTTGGATAGAGATCACGTTGGTGTTAGCCTTAGCTGCATCGGCAGCTTTTTTGTCAGCTTTATCTTGGGATTTTTGTCGAGCACCGACTTGAGTTTTGAGAAACTCGATGCGCTCTTGTAGGTGATTGAACTCTTTCTCTTCAAGAGCAGAGCCACCGTCAAGCAAACGTGCAAGAATGCCAGCGTAGCGGAAGTGGTACTCGTCCACCTTCAGCAACTCAACTGCCAGTTTCTTGTCTGTTTGTGCGATGTATTTGAGGAACCACTTCTTCTTTTCTTTGTCGTCGTGGTTTACGTTGTAGTAGTTGAGCGCACCGATAAGATCGGACATGTAGTGATCAGGACGGAGTGTTCGCTCCGTACCTTTGATCATACGTTCAGCACGTTCAATTAGTTTTTGACGCTTTGCGGTCGTTGCCATAGGTTTGTAACCTCCATAATATAATATCTATTATACCGCAAAGCGGAATAAAAGTCAACAGCTATAACCCTACTGGGAGTAAGGTTATGGAGAGACCTTTGTAACATCGTCGTACAACTCGACGAATTCTTCGTGCTCCTGCTCGACTTGAGTCAGGTTTTGCTTATGATATGTGACAGCAATTTTCTTGACGACCTTGCGTGGGATCTGGAAGTTGTCAGAAACATCTTTGATGATGTCCTTGATTAGGTCACGCTCAGCTTCAGTGCGAGTCATAGAGTTGCTGATCTCTTTGACTGCAGCCATGATTTTCTTTTTGTCGTCAGGTGACGAGATGGTAATAGCCATAATAACTCACTTCTTGATAGAAACATTAGCACGCAGGAAACCACCAAGCAGCACTACTGCAGCCCAAGTCTCGATTGCGTAAGGAATCGCCAGAACAGGGAACAGAGTGTTCAATGCCCAGATGGTCAGCAGTGGACCGATGGCGACGATAAACAGAATGAATGCAATAAGCAGAACGATTTTCATGATATACCTCAATAGGTGATTAGGGATTCGAGACGGAAACTACGCCACTCGCCGATGTCGAGATCGAAGACACGAAGTGCGGATCCAGCAGTGCTGCTAGACGCACCTTCTTTTGGTCGTTTATCGGTTGGGATACTTGACTCTGAGAGAGTGCATCGCATCGTCCTTTCTGACCCATCGACTTTGGTAAATCGGACAGTGGTTTCACCAGTGCGCAGTTTTTGTAAGACATCTTCTCTGATAGCCTCAAGGTTGGTTTGTGTTTGTGTCATTATCAAATCTCACTTTCAAATCATTAACTAAAGGTTCTAAAAAGTCTTTGAACTCACGGTTAGAGAAAAACATCTCATACTTGCTGTCGATGATAACTTTACCCTTCTCATCAACTAGCTTTTTTCTAAAGGTGAATTCAACCACATCATAGTCGTGGTCTTTTACAGTAAGCGTAGTCGTAAGACCTTGCTTGTTTAACTCATACGTATTGTTCATCGTGTTTACCTTTGTGTTTAACCTTGCGGGTGTGCCGAACCTTAGACTCCACGACACGCATGCGGTACTTTGGAGTGCGAAGATCTTTTGCTACCAGATCTCTAGGTTTCAGCTGCTTATTATACACGATATCCTCTTACAAGTCAAATTAGAATGTAGCAAGAACCTTTCTTGCATCGCTCAAATCTTCCAAATCTTCATCAATGCTTGCGAGAATGAGCATCTCCCACAGCACGTTAGCCATCGGACGTTTAGCCTCTGGCAATTCTTCCAACCAAGCATGAATCTCATCCATGCTGTCGCATGCCCACATCTCATCGAGCATTGCAACTTGTTCTTTGGTCAAACCATCAATGTGAATCATACAACCTCAGTACGGATGTGTTTAGACCACGTATTCAGCTTCTCAGCTTTGCGAACCTTAGCCAACTCCACTGCTTCACGATCGATTGCGAACTCTAGCTTCAACAGCTCAATCATACATTCCAAGTCACCGATCTCTTCTTCAAGAGACTGCTTGTTGGACTTACCATTGTGTACGCTAGCGAATCCGAAACGGAATACCTTACTGATTGCTTGCGTTACCTCAGCACACTCCTCTTGAGCAATGTGCATAATTTCTTCAAGACGCTGTTCCATTAGTTGTAGTCCTTCTTACCACCAAACTGTTCATTGTAATCGTAGCCAGCATTGTACTCCAAGATCTCTTGTTCGGTGAGATCCGTGACACGTGGGCTGTTGCCAGTGCCATTAGGAAACCAGTGCGGAGCACGAGGGCGACTGTACCAGCTATCAGCTGATCCACGGTCAAACAGACTACCATGACGCTTGCGGTCAAACTGCGGTAGCATCTCAAGTGTTACTGTCATTAAACTTCTCCATAATAAATTGCATCCAGATCGTACGAATCGGCTGCGTATTGTTCTAGCTCCCAGAGTTGATACATCTCTTCAAGGAACTTATTGTATTGTTCTTCGATACGTTCTTCAATGGCTTGCTCAGAGAGCAGAGCCAGTTCAGTATTGATATCGGCTAGGGTTTTCACTTGATACCTTTCATGGCACAAACACCAGAGTACATAACAGCAAGCCCAAGGCAAGCAATGCCAGTCTGAACAAGAAGGCTAGCACTGGGGTCAAAATCCAGAGTGCCAACAGCACCAAAAGCGATAAGGAAACCAATAAAAGCACGGATAGAACCCTTCATAACAACTCCTGTTTTCTCATTCAATAGAGTTATTATACACCAGCTACGAATAAAAGGCAACAACTTTCTTGCATGGAAAAACCCCTGTAGTATCAACAACTTACAGGGGTCTATTCCCTACCAGAGTGTAGGGTTATTTAGTCGTTTCTGGTGTTTCGAGGGATCAGATCAGCGTCTGCAACCTTTGCAACTGGAGGGATGATGGTAGGTGCGGGTGGAGTTGCGTTAGTCATTGCAATTTTCTCCTGCCCACGAGTCCAAGCTGCAATACCAAGGATGGCACCCATAGCCATGTGGAACAAACCAGCACCCTTAAGTGTCAGAGGATCCCACTGGCTGGTTACTGCGCCATCGTAGTACGCTTGAAGAATCGACCAAAGAATAGGAAAGACTGCAAAGTCTAGAATGCAGATAGCCATGTACGTCCAGCCCATAGCTGGACGCCACTTTCTATTCATCCAAGACTCTTGAGAGTTTTCCATTAGTCGTTACGGACGTTACGGTGAGTTGGGTCACCAGCTTCATACACTGGCATTACAGTAGCTTCTGCCAGAGGAGAACGGAAGTTCATTGGTGCTTGAACAACAGGTGCTGGTGCAGGCACGTCATGCATAACTTTCTTTGTAGCTTCGAAGTTATCTGCAGCTTTCTTGTGCGCTTCTAGCATCGCTTCTTTGTCTTCCTTAGAGTTACCAGCAAGCATGATGCCTGATAGTGTACCAGTTAGGAATGTAGCGATAGGCACAATCAACTCAAAGAACTTTTGATCGATCGGAGAGATCGCATTCAATGGTTGTGTAACGAAGATTAGTGAGTACAGAACGACAAAGACGATGCCGAATAAAGTTAGTGATAGGCAGATACCAATAAAGAACTTCAGTCGAGCCATCAACTGTTCTTCTGTGTACATTACGTTATTTTCCACAGTTTGCTCCTTGAACAGATTGAGCGTTAGCAGGTTGAACAGTTGTTTTACTTGATTGAGTGTCATCTTTAGGTGGTCCTAATCGTGGGTCTCTCTGACCTTTGAAGATGTGCTCAGGGCAAGTACGAGTAACATCACAGAGAGGTAGTTTACAAAAGTCTTTATCCCAGTTGGCTGGGTCTTGACATGGATATCGAAAACGATCTCCACTACACATGGCTAAACCTAGCGGTAACACTAAGAGTACTAACAGCCACTTTACTAATTTACGGTCATTCACGGCTAATCCTTATAATTATTTTGCTAATGGATTGTCCAACGCACGTTGAATCTTGTTATCGATTTCTTTATTTAGCTGGCGCAATGCTTGCTCTTGTTCTTTACCATTACGGCGAAGTTCATCACGTACATCTTTAACAGCCATATCACTCTCACGTTGGCTCTGTTTAGAAGAACGCTCAACGCTATCAACAATACCTTCTAGACGACGGATGTCTGTCTTTAGGTCGTTCTTGATGTCTTGAGTGTATTGTACAGACTTTTCAGACTTCTCAACAACGATATCCATCTTTGCTTGTAGTTCTGATAGGTCAGGTGCAACGTACTCGGCGATGCGCTTCTTCATACTCTGGTAGTCCTTGTATGTCTCAAACGCTCCATACAAACCACCAAGAATTGTTGACACGATGGTAAATGCTACCATCAGCTTTGCTGGAGTGAACTCATAACCGCCGATACTGATAACAGTATCTTTGCTCATGTACTTCTTAACGCCAGCTTCTAAGTCATCAACTTTCTTGTTGACGTCTTTAATTTCTTCTCCCATTTTATTTTCCTTCTAATGCGTGATTGATCATATTGGCTCTAGTTTTCATTTGGTCAGCAAACGTCATAACACCGTTTACTGTATAACCTAAGAAGATTACAAACATGATAAAGAGTAAAGCATATACGTACTTCATTTAATTTCCTCTGTTGTATTGTGAGTCTACAAGTTCATTGTGTAGACGATCACTTGGTCCATACAAACCACGCCCAAGTCGTCTATTGTCTACGTTGTTTTGGTTATTATAAATCGTGAACGGTTTGTATCCAACAGTTTGCGGGATAGTTGCTTTGCCGTACGCATCAAATCCTGGAGTGAAGCCCATTGCTTGTATGACGACATTCTGCACTTGCTTCTGCGCTTCCATGTCTGCTGCTTTACCCATCTCATTAGCGAGATTCTTACCCTTCTCTACAGCTTCTTTTTTCGCTGCTTCTTGACGACGTTCTGCTAGTGCTTGACGTGCAGTAGGCTGAGGTTTCTCGCCACCTTGTGCTCCACCTTGCGGTGATGGTCCACCAGCTTGTTGTGTACCACCCTCTGGCTTTTTATCTTGCGGTGATGGTCCAGCTTTGATTTCAGCTGGAGGTGGAGGCGGTGGAGCTAACGGAACAGTGGCTGTTGCTACTTGTGCTGGAGAAGCAGAAGTAGCAGTTGTTTGAATAACATTGTTTACATTTTGGTCAGCAACGACAGCAACCTTTACTTCACCAGAAGAATCCGTTGTTGGTGACGATGTTGTAGTTGGCGCATTCTTAGCGATAACACCTGCTGTTGCTACAGTAGTAGCCATACCTTGCTGCTCCAAAACCATCTTCTTTGCGTAGGCTTCAGCGTAGTTGGGACACTTCTGGTCATACAACCCATTCAAGGTGCACTGCTGATTGAAGTAAGCAGTTGCATATCCTGGACAGTCTGTAGCGTATAGAGCATTCAAAGAACACTGTTGCGTTTTATACGCTGCAGCGTAACCAGTACATGTGTTAGAATATAGAGGGTTTAGCGAACATTGTTGTGCGTGGTAAGCCCCAGCATAACCATCACAAGTTGTTGAGTAAAGTGGATTAATAGAGCATTGTTGTGTTCTATACGCTTCAGCATATCCTGTACAACGAGAGTTGTATAGTGGATTCGCTGTGCATTGCTGATTGAAGTATGCTTGTTCATATCCTGCACAAGTAGTTGAGTAAAGTGGGTTTACGGAACACTGGTACTGTAGATAAGCTGCAGCATATCCTGCGCATCTATTATCATACAGTGGGTTATCTGTACACTGCTGGTTGAAGTATGCCTCTTGGTAACCAGAGCATCTGTTAGAATATAGTGGGTTGTTTGAGCACTGCTGAGCAAGGTATGCGTCAGCGTAGCCAGTGCACTGTTCGTTGTACAGCGGGTTCAGTGAGCACTGTAGAGTAAAGTTAGCCGTTGCATATCCTGGACATGATGGATCATACAATGCGCTAATGGTACACTGCTGGGTTAGATAAGCTGCAGCATAACCTGAACAAGTAGGGGATGATAGTGGGTTTGTTAGGCAAGGATCACTACCAGTGAATCCACCTAAAGTATTCCAGCTGAGACCGCCAGAACCCATTGGAATGTTAATACCTTGACCATGATATGCTTGGTAGTACTCGCCTTTAGACAGGTCACCACTCATACCTGAGGTAACAGTATTCCAGTTTACTAGTGCGCCTGCAATGCGGGTATCAACAGCACCAGCTGAGTTGATTTTAATCTCAAAGCTGTTGCCACCGTTAGCATCGCAACATTGACTTACGTTATACCAACCATAAGTCATTGTGTTGGTTTCTCTTAGATACCAGTTGCTGCCAACTCCAGGATGTGCATATAAGTCAGAGTGCACTCCAAAGATTGTATAGTTGTAAGCTGAGTTAGTTGTGTTTCTTAGATCAACACCAGAGCAGCATCCATTTCCAAGGTCAGGTTGAAATGCTACGAAACCATTAGAAGACATCCAAGAGTTGTTGAATGTTCTACCCCAGAAAGGGAAGTTAAACCCAAGTGGAATGTTTCTGACTTCGTCGTCTCCCATAGTGACGTTTGTCGCTGCTGGGTTGGTTCTAATGTCAGCTAATGGAAGTGCATTAACCCCAGTGCCCACTGTGACGGAAAGTCCAGGAGCACCAGGGATTGGCACTGTTACTATATCAGCGTTAGCGAATAAAGAAGTGCCTAGTAGAAACAACGCTACTAGAAACTTCTTCATTTTTTCTCGCCAGAGTCTCTCAGTGGCTCTTCTTTAGCCTTTTCTTTAGTCTGAACGACTACGTCGTCATCCTTGATACGACCCTTAGCTTTCCATAGTTCTTTCGCTTGCTCACCGATCTTACCCTGAGTTGGGCAAGGTGTACCTGCGTCTAGCATTGCTTGGAAAACACGATCGTCTTGGCAGAGAGTAGCTACAGCTGCTACTTTCATACCCATATCATAAAGGTTCTTAGAGAGTTTGATTCTTTCGCAGTTCATATCACGAACTGTAGTACCTAAAGAGATACCAAGAATCTGCGTTTGTACTGCACCAGATGCTGCTGTGGCGCAAACGTCGTTGTTAATAGTAGTAATTGCTGGCGCCACTGCAGTTGGAGGTGGCGATTTTATGGTGGTAGTGTTACTTGAGTTTGTATCAGAATAACTTCTACTGGTCGAATCAGTTACGATCGGCTCTGCGATCGCTGTTGATGTAGTCATAACAAAAAGCACCGCTGCTGCGATCTTTCTGTTCATCTAATGCCCTGTTTAGAGTAATTGTTAATAAGGACATAATATCTTCGACTAGGGAGAGAGACGGTAGTATATTACACTCTACACAGTCATTTAGTATCTCGTTCAATCTCCCGCATACTTTACATTCATACTTATGCATATATTTAGGCATTCCATACTTACGGAGTGATCCTTCTGCCCAAAGAATCATACTCAACTGGTTTTTCTTGTGGTTGCAGCATTTCGACTTCTTTTTCGATCGTTGTTACTTGAGGTTCGATCTTAACAGAGTCTTTAACCTTAACACTATCTTTATGGAAGAACTTATTGATAATAGACTTCGCTTCTTGTGGTAGTGGTTTTGGTTCTGATACAACTACTGGCTCAGGCACTGGATCGGTGCTTTGTGTAACAGAGTCAGTAATTTGATCATTTACTGCATGCGGGAAAGAAGCTACTGGTGCTGGTGTAACTTCTTCCTTGTCCTTCTTCATCTGCCAGTTAGCAGCAATCAGTAAGAGAACGGCTAGTGGGTCAAACACTAGCACAATCATCATAATGACGATTCTTACTGCTTTTTCGAGGACGTCTTCGCTGGCGCTTTCTTCGTAGATGAGCGCTGCGATGTACTTGATTGGTCCAACTTCTGCTTCGACTTTTCTGACTTCGGTGGCGATTGGCGCACGTTCTTCTTGAAGTTTTGCGATCTTGGCTTGGGTTGTTCCAATTTCGTTAAGGATTCTGGCTCGGTCTTTTTGTTGTCCTCTGCGGATGGCAATACTTCTTTCTGCTCCACCTGCGTCGGTTGTTCGACTGAGGGTTTGATTAACTTGCTGATCCAATTGATTAAGTTCTGAACGACTTGCATTCAAGTTCTCCTTTTCTTGTTTTATCTTTTCGTCAATGAGATCTAGCTTTGCTGCGACCTCACCAGTTGGTACTGCTTGATCCAAATGTGCTTTGGACAGATACCCGAAAATACCCATGGATGTTAACATCATCAGTACGACTAGCGCAATGGAGAAGTAACCCATCATTAGTTTCGGGATTTGTTTCCAAGAGCGATAGAGCCAAGAAGCCACTACCAACTTTGAAATTTCTAGTAACGAACCCATAATGAAAATGGGTACAGCTGCTGCTGCGAAGATCGCAACCAACCCCATAATCGAGTAGTAAGCAGCAACTGCGGATAAACCTAAAGCTGTTGCGAATAATAGATACGTCATAGTTTGCCTTTGATATGAGAGCCATGGATTCTACACATGATGTTATTGTTGTAGTAATCGTCTGACTCTAATACCTTCCTTATGAATTGTTCACGTGCCTCAATGTATGAGCACTCTGCTTTGGACTTACAGAAATACAGAATCTCTCGGGTAAAGTTTTCCTTACCCAAGAGTTCTATGTCTTTGTTTAGCTCATTGCTAGAGCCATAATATTCTAACCAGTCAGAATCAATCTTACTTCTGACTTTCTTTTTCTTTTTAGTGCCGTTCTTCAGTGTGACAGTCTTTGTTGTTGTCTTTGAGAACTTTGCTAATTTCTTACCGATGTACTTGCGACCACTGGCTTTGTTGACGATTAAGTATACAAAGCCAATGCAGTCATCAGGTAGGGTCTCAACGATTTGGTTTTCAAAAGTCCACATAGTGGACTATTTATTCCTCTTCGTCGTAATCCTCTTCTTCATAAATGTCTGCTGAACAGACTGGGCAATATACGATATCTTCCAGTCTTTCTTCTGACTTTAGAATGATTTTACCACGAGCGCCACATTCTTCGCACTCGAACATTTTAGTAGCCATTACGCAGCTTTCCCCCAAACGTCATCCCAAGAACCAGACAGTGCACCTTTAGCATAGTCAGTAACTCGGTTCTCGAAGAAGTTACCATGGACAGGTGCGTTAATCATTTCTTCAACCCACGGTAGCGGATTCTTCTTGACCTTGAAGATACCCTTCATACCCAAACCAATTAGACGACGGTCAGCAATGTAACGGATGTACTGCTTAACGTCTTCTTTCTTAAGGTCACGCATTTCACCATCAGCAAATGCTAGGTCAATAAACTTGTCTTCAAGTTCAACCATCTTTTCGGCGATAGTATAGATGCGACCTTTGAGTTCGTCGTTCCAGATCTCTGGGTTTTCTTTGATGAACTCTTTGAACAAACGCATCATGTTCTCAGCGTGCATAGTCTCATCAACGATAGACCATGTAACAATCTGTCCCATACCCTTCATCAATCCATGACGTGGGAAGTTCAGTAGCATAATGAAAGAACTAAACAACTGCATACCTTCAGTAAAAGCAGAGAAGGTAGCGATATGGGCAGCAGTGTTTTCTTTGGTAGTGTTCTGTGCAGCGATCTCAAGAACGTAGTCGTGCTTGTCTTTCATAGCTGCATATTCTAAGAACTGATTGTATGTTGTCTCAGGCAATCCAAGAGTTTCAATCAGGTGAGAATAAGCAGCGATGTGTAGTGCTTCACGTGCAGCAAAACCCATCAACATCATACGAACTTCTGGTTGTGGAAAGTATGGAAGATAGTTCTTTACATAACCGCCAGCAACGTCAATGTCGCCTTGTGTGAAGAAACGGAAGATGTTTGTTAGGAACAACTTCTCTTCTTTAGTTAGAGATTTCTTCCATTGCTTAACGTCTTCAGCCATCGGCACTTCAGTGTGTAGCCAGTGGGCTTGTTCATGTTTCAACCACGCTTCATATGCCCATGGGTAGTTGAACGGTTTGAAATATGTTCGCTCATCAGTGAGTCTACTTGTTTTCTTAATCATTTTATTCCTTGTCTAATACTAATTCGATCTTGTCTTCGTTTATATAAACGCCTACCACTTCACGATAACCCTCATGGGTGTTCACAACAACTTTAATAACACTCTTAGGCTTTGGCATCTCTCCACTGTTTTTTGGGTAGAGAGCACACCAGTACTTTTTGATTTTATCTGAGATGTCGTAGGCATCCATTTTATCCCTCGCAGGCTAGACAGACAGACTCATCACCAGTCATGGCATGAAGGTCAATCTCTTTGATAACTTCACGCTCGATCTTCTTGGCAACCTTATCAGCCTTTGCGATCTTAT